CAGTGTTTTACCTTCTTTAAATGCCACCACCATAGAAGCTATAGGTGTTGCCCCAGCACAGCTAATTATTCCAGGCTGTTCTATAGGGGGGATACTGACTTTCCCAGGCATTGCACATCCACAGTACGGTTTGTTTTTACTGCTGCAACAATCATACGGGCAACAATTGAATTAGCTCCAAAGTGAGTAGCTGCATCATCCTTGTCATAAATACTGACTGGCATTGCAGGACCATTATCTGGAGTAATAAATAAAACTTTCTGAGTGTTAGCAGGTAAACCGGTCCGCTGTGTATTGATATTGACATCGGTATACATACCCGGTGTACGAATGCCTTCTTGAATAGACATAAAAATTATTCCTTCAGCTCGACCAGATCAGATTCAAACAAACCAAAATCTTTCGGGTCAAAATGGTAGTTGATGTTAATACGCTCAATATAAGATTCTTCTTCAGTCTCTTCCCGGATACGGTCTGAAGCTGTGATGATGTATGAGGTAATAAATTCCTGAGCCAATACACTTAAAGATTGGTCGCGGGTAGACGTATTAAAAATAGTTTTAACTCTTCCCAGTTCTAAAGGCGCCAAGCCTTTAACGCCTTGGCTGGACAAATCATTACCAGTCAGCAACTGCTGCACATGGTGTAGCATCTGAAACGTGCCGATATCTGCACCCGCACCATGCCGTTGTGACTCTTCGTTACGAACAGACTCAGCACCAACCAAAACTACAAAAGTGATTGGCATCTTCGTTTTGTTGGCACTTATTTTTTCTGGAACTTTACTGCCATCAAAGGTCACCCAAATTGCTGGAAAATGACGAATAATCGCATCAATATCATCATCAAATTCACCACCATAAGTGTAGACTTCACGAATCCAGGGCCATTTTTTGTCCTGAATTTGCTGTGCCATCACATCTTTAATGGCTTGTTCAATGATAGATAAATCCAGCATTACCAGCCTCCATTACCAAAATCACGACGTCCCACACTAAACATCACGTTGTTTGTCGAACTTTGTACCGGCTTTGACTCTCCAGCTGGAGAACCACCTAGGGTTAGTTCTCCTTTAGAAATTTTGGTTAAGGTTTTAATAGAGGATTCATAGCGGTTTTTAATCGGGTCATTCTCAGCCAAATCACCAGTGACTGCGTAATAACGCGCCAAGTTGCAACCAATATTCACCAAAAAAGGAGGGATGGTTTGCAACGGCAGTGGATAGCGACTACCTACATAAGCATCAATTTCACTGTTGGCTTCCTGGATAGCTGAATCCAGTTTCTCCATGTTGATCACACCCTGATACGGCTTTTCAGTATCAGTTAGTCGAATCAAAATGGTTTCACCAAATTTGTGTTGCATTGCTACTGCCGTTACATACATCTCAAATCACCTTATTTATCAGGCTGTACCTGTTGAACCTGCAGCCAGATGAGGCAAGCCATAACCCGCTTCACCACGCGCTTCTACACCAAACTTATATTCACCGCGCATAAACACATCATCTGAATCAATGTTCGTTTGAGCCAGCAATTCAGCAGTCTGACGCTCCTGATAAATAATCGGTTTGATTGCTTTGGTTGTAGCAAGCAAGTGCCATTCAGTATCAGTTGCCAGTCCAGCTTCAACCAGAACCTCTGCTGTACCTTTAAAGATATTTTCAGTCCCATCAGCAAACTTTGCAGCTGTCATTAGCGCTTTAGCTGTGGTTTCTAGCGCAGGCGGTACTACAAGCAGATTAGGCTTGATCTTTAAGCTGCGGCCATTTTCATCTTTTAAACCTGACATTGATGAACGTGCAGCGCCATAACCGGCTTCTGCTTCAGCTAAGCTCGCCCATGACAACTTTTTTTCAAATTTATTAGAGAACTTACTTTTTTCTTTATCCCCAACAGGATGGTCTGTAGAGTAAAACGGCTTGCCGTCATAACACTTATTTTTAAAGCCTGTCGTTAGTGCCTCAAAAACCAAATCTTGAGGAAAGCTTTTGGCTTCTTCACCCATCGAAGCAAAGATCACTGGTAAACCAAGTAACTGATTATCAGCAATTTCATGTTTATGAACGGCTACAGTGGATTCAAAAGAACGGTTTTTAACGGTATAACCATGGCCTTCCAGGCGTTTAACAACCTTTTCACCAATCCATTCACGCAGTTTGGGAAACTTGCCTAACCAGGCATAGTTTTCTGACTGACTTGTAGATGTCACTTTTGTAGCAATCTGCTGCCAAGTAGTATCTGTTTCAGCAAAAGATTTATTAAAGGTTGTCTTAAAACCAGTGAATAAGTGACCAAGTACTTGCTTTGCATTTTCAGCTGTAAATTTCATTAAACGATCTCCACCCAAACGTATGATGGGTTTTCAAGGTCAAAGCCCATGAATGCGCCAGCAACTGGAAGCACACCTGAGTTATCAGTTTTTGCAATGGTCTGGTTATCCTGGATATAGACAAGTTGTCCCATATCCGCTTGAGTTACTGGATCTGTAGAAGAATTAGCAACCAGAAAGTGTTTGTTGCGACGTACAACGCCATGAGCAGTACCCGCAGCGCCCAGGTTTTCCGCATCGTTCTCCCAAATCCCGATACAGGTTTGATCTGCAGCGCCTACATCTGCCGAATCCACAGCAAATCCATCTGCTCCCACAACAGCGAATGTGCCCATGAATACAACTGCAGCAGCTGCCAGAGAAACAGGAAACAGAATACCGTCACGGTATGCGGTATTTATTGAAGTGTTAGTTTTAGACATCTTTAGGCTCCAAACTTTTCAGCATCTTCTTTGCTTACACCAAGTAAGCCAAAGACTTCATTTTGAACATCGTCTACAGCTGGGGCTTGCTGGTGATTTGCAGCCAAGTTGATCTGGCTGGTCTGCTTCTGGGTCAGCGCTGCAATTTTTGGCAGAGCTTCAATCTGTGCTTTCACAAAATCCGGGTTAGTTTTAGCCTGGTCTTTGTACCATTTAATGGTTGCTTCACCCGTCAAACGACCATCACTGCAGGCTGCTGTAATCAAGTCATCCATTTCTTTGGTTTTTATGGCTGCATCCGCATTGCCTGCTTTGGCAATAGCTTCTTGATAAACAGCCATCGGCACAAACTGGGTTGGATCAACCACAGCTTGACTATTGGCAGCAATTTTCAGCTGGTCAATTGCATTTAAGGCGTCATACAAGTTCTGACTATTGGCTGCAACAGCAACACCTGTTTTTTCTTTAATCTGTGCCTGCAGCTTGCTAAGTTCTGCTGTAATTTCTTCTGCAGTTGCAGACAGAGGCAGATTTAGCATCCAGCGCAGCTGTTCTAATAACTCTTCCATTGTGGAATCCTGTTGTGGTGAATTTTGAGCAAAAAATTCCTGAGCTGCTGCAGCAAGTTTTGCTTCAGGCAACTGGTCTAGTGCGGGGGTATTGGTGAGCGCTACATGCAAAAGCTGTTGTACATCACCAGATTTTTTATAAAAAAAGACTGGAGAAAGATATTTGTATTCATCCGAACTGATATAGCCTGATGCTTTATCGGTCCATTCAAATTGCGTACTACATACACCGACTCCTTTAATATATTGAAAGCCGCCAGCTTTTAACCAGCCAGCTGCTGGCGCAGGGTCGCCAGACTCTTGAGCTTTTAAAGTCGCATGTTCATAGTCAATCACCATATCAATCTTGCGCTGATTCAAAGCAGCAACAATCTGCTCACCGCGCTCTGGCGTTAAATTCCAGTGCGGGGCGTCAAATGGTCGGCCATCAATACTGCTGAATATTCCTTCAGGAATCAGCACAAGATAGTCAGATGTGGTTGCCTCAAGGGCAAAAGAGCACGCGGCTGCTAATAAGGTCTTTTTCATGCTGTCAGCTTAAAACTGACAGCATGAAAAGATCAGGCGGAAAGGCTTCCGATGATTTGTTATTTGAAAGCTTGTTGTAGAAAATGGCTAGCGGTGTATTCAACCGCATTTTCTGCTTCAAGTTGTAAAAAGCCCTGACTATCCATAGGTAAATATGGACGCGGTTTAATTTTTACTTTTCTGTTACGTCCTGCAAAACCGCCCCATTGATGAATTGCAGCATAGGCTTTGCTTTGACCAGATCCGGCGCCAACTGTTGCAGAATCTTTACTATGGTCACCTTGGACGCTGTCACGCAAACCTCCTGCAGAACGCTGTAAAATACCTTGTGGTGTAATACCACGCTTACGATAAAGCTCAAGAGTGACAGGTGAAAGCCCAGCCCATGCAGGACGACCATTGGCATGGAAGTTCTGTAAGGTTTGACTTACTAGAATACGTTCCAGACTAGCCGCCAGTGGCGTAGTATCATCCATACGCTGTGCAGCATTGATCAAAAGTTGACGTACATTTTCATCAGAAATCTGAAAATAACCCATGCTTGCACCTGCTCAATTAATACTCTAAAATCATTTTATAAAGTGCGTTTTTGCCAAAGTAGGCTACTGGAAGCCAGCCGTTCGCGGTATACGCGGGTTCGAATCCCGAACAGGCAGAAACGCATTTTTTATTTTTTACTCACAAGAAACTCATAGTCTTTACTGTTCTTCAGATTAATTTCTTGCTCGACAACGATTGTCCGGATCAGATTACCAACGATTTTTTGCTTATTCCCATCCGCATCTTTACCTTTGATATTCTGGTTAAGCTGTAATACTACTTTGTAGACCAAATCATCTTGCTGGATATCAAAAACTAAAAGTGCAGCTGCATGGCGTACATCCCAGTACAGATCATGTTTTCCACTCAAATGACTTACAATGTTTTCAAACCATGCAGGGTCATGAAGCTTACGCTCTTTAGAGATATGACTGATTGTGCCTTTGTCATGCACAGTGATTGCAGCACTTGCCAATTCAATATTCTTTTTCTTCTTAAGGGTTTCCAGAAAGAAAGTATCAATCACACCTACAGTTCGCATTTCACTCTTGGGCTTAAGTGGATCAACATTCTGAATCCATACTTTTACTTCTTCATTTAGCTGATCAACAACTTCATTATTTTTAAGCGTTTCACTTATCACCCTTGATGCAACATAAGGCTCAGCTGCAACAGCCTTATCCATTAGCTTCTGTGTAACTAAAGTATTGGGTGATCCAGTCCAGCCTGCATCGGTTGAAAATACAGGAAGGTCAGGAAACTCCAGACGGGCGACTTGTGCTACACCGCCATGGCTGACATCAACGTCATAAAGTTTGAGATAACCATCACTGCTACGCACTTGAATATTCTGGTTTCTAACATCCAGTTCCATCAACTCAAATGCAGTGCATCTACATCTGTAGCCATTCTTGGGGCGAATGTATTGCCATGCAGGGTCTGACTTACGCATGACAATACCATGTAAAGCGCTGTGTGCAGGTCGGGTTCGATTGTCTAAAATCGCACTGTACTGAACGTAAGGAAATAACGGATTATCATCCCACATTACAGACTGACGTCCGGCTTCATAAGCCTGTGCCATATTAGTTTGATAAATGGTCTTTAAACGATATGGAGTGCCTAACTGTATTTTCCGCTGTCCATCTTCAGTCAATTTTTCCTGGTATCCCCACCAGCCGCGCTGTTTCATCTTTGGCTCGATTTCTTGAGACCAGCGCTTTAAATCCCAGCCATTCCTTTGTGCATCCAATAGTGACTGCCGTACATCTTCCAGCAGGTCTAGACGGGTCATATGAGCAACCACAAAAGCCTGGTTATGTGCATTGCCTTGCACACGCCACCAGTCCTCTGAAGCCATTACTTGTTTCTGTTCCAGATATTCAATAGCTTTACGCGGCGGCTGACCAAATACAGCCTGCATAGTAGGCTGATCCATCACTGATCCTCTTGCTGAATAGATTTACGACTTTCATGCACTGACAATTTACCTAGAACATGACTCGCAAAAATCATCTTTTCCAAATCATCTTGCAAAGCATCTAAATCTTTATCTGGAGAAATCTCAGCAAGCATAGTCAAAGCTGCCTCAATATCTTCGCCTTGGCTTAATTTTGCAATTAAGTCTGGAAGAAAGTTCTCAGCTTGCGACTGGAGATGCTCATCGCTTAAGCTTTTTTCAATTTGGCTGTCCAGTAAGTCCTGTGCTCGAATAGCTGCGGCTTCTGCCGGATGTGAGGTTATAGGTATATTTTGATTTAATGCCGCCAAATTCATGCCAGGATAACCGGCATATTGAAAACTGTTGGCAGCAACTTGGTTTGGCTGCACACGGGCAAGGATCGGCTCTTTATCATCTGTGGGCATAGGAATACCTGCACGTTCATGTGCCCATGCCAGCGGGATTTTCATACCAGTATCAACTAATTTATCCAGTGATTCACTAAAGCTTTCCAAGTCTTCCGTATCAGAGGTGTCAAACCAAAATTTTGGATAACGGTCAGGGGTAATATTCGGATAATTAATCTGCATCATCGAAGTGACCAAACTATCATTGATGGATCGCGCTAACTGCTTGGCATCCGATTTATTAATTACATCAAACTGGTTTTCATGGGTTTTGCTTTGTGCATTGGTACTGGTCTTGCCATCTGCCTGAGATAGTAATGTACCGCCAACAATAATTTTAGATTGCGTCTGTTCGCACCATTTGACTAGGTTCATGTGGTTATTGGTGTCACCATCAGTCGCGTCGTTAAAATCAATCGACATACCTTGAGGGATGATGCCGCCAGCATTTCGCCCAATACTCATCACGGCACGCATCAGGGTCATTTTTTCTTCAGTCGTTGCCCCAGCTGGATATTTGCCAAGCTTTGAGGGCAGACCATAGGTTTCCAAAAACTCCATAATGTCGCGGACACCATAGTTCTTAAACAGGAACGGCCATGCTAAGACACGGAATAATCCTGAACGAGAGATATAACCAGATTTGGCCTTATGTCGATGGATAAACCAGCCAAATGGTTGAAATTCTAAACCTTCCAGTGAACCGTCATTCAGGCGTAATTCATTTGGTTTGTTTTGTGGAGTCATGATAAAACGGGGCTGAAGCTGTTCAAAGCTTTCAGGCAGCCACAGATTGCCTAATCGGTGCCATTTAATTTCCTGTGCGCTATAACCATGACCCACTGCATCCATAGCTTCAAACAGGAACATTTCAAAATCTTCAATGTCATCCAGCCATTCATAAACTTCTTCAGCAATTTTCTTTTCCTGATTAGTGGCATTCTTAGGCGGCTTCACTCCCCAAGGCAGGCCATTTACCGCCTGCTTGCGTTTGCTCATCTCTGAAAAAATATGACCATCACGCTCTTCCATGTCACAAAACAGGTCAGCTTGTGCTTGCAGATTACCTTGTTCGGCATCAGTCAAAAGGCGATGCAAGCGGGCTGGAGTTAGGCCAACCACAGGATGTTCCTGCCATTGATTGGACAGCCAGGCAACTTCAGCAGTCTGTTGAGTTTCGAGTGCAGTACGGTCTTGTTTCTTAGAAGAACGGTCTTTTTTAGCCATGATGCCAGCAAATATAGAAAGTGGATTTTGCATCACGATAGACAATTGAGATGAAATGAATCAGGCGGAAGGACTTCCATTTATCTTCAGAATTTTCAAAGGTAAATAAAATGCGTTTTAAGCGCTTTTAGTCCAAACATGAGTCATTCATGCAGAAACTTATTTAAAACGCTAAAAACGCTTTTATAAAGATTTATAAATCTATAAATCATGTCAATTAATAGTTGGTAATGATTAATTCTTGTTTTGCGATGCGGCTGGCATTTGTATTGCCAACAGTGTAGTTGATTTTGACTGTATCAATATGCAGCCCATCAAATACTTCGCGCATATCAGGATGATCGTTAATCGAAAGCATGACATTACTCTTGCATGACTTCATCAACTCAGACATTTTTTCGTATTGATCTAAACCAAAATCAACACCATAGCCTGCCAGTTTCCAATATGGCGGATCAGCATACATAAAACTATGTGGACGGTCATATTTTAAAAAGCATACATCCCAGCTCAAATGTTCAACTGTAACGCCAGATAGTCTTAAATGTGCTTCGCTGAGCTGTTCTTCAATACGAAGTAAATTCACTGGCCGAGCCGTAGTTGCTGTACCAAAACTCTGTCCAGAGCTTTTTGCACCAAAAGCAGTATGCTGCAAATAATAGAATCGTGCTGCACGCTGAATATCAGTCATCAAATCAACATTTGCATTCTTTAGCCAGTCAAACATCTGGCGACTGACTAATGCCCATTTAAATTGCCGTACAAACTCTTCTAGATGATGCTGCACCACTCGGTATAGATTTACCAGCTCACCATTCAAGTCGTTAATCACTTCAACTTTTGAGGCTTGCTCACGCATAAAAAACAGTGCTGCTCCACCAGCAAATAACTCAACATAACATTCATGTTCTGGTATTTTTTTAGTCAGTTGCGACACCAGTCGACGTTTACCACCCATCCAAGGAACAATTGGTTTAGTTTTCACGATTTCACCCACTGCAAAAGCATTTCATTTTTGATAGCCTGCAATTACTCTGATCAGGGTAACGAGGCCTTGCCTGCGGTAGTGCTTTACCAAAGGAGGCG